CTATTCCCCTCACTTCGAGCGCCTTCGCGACCATTGCCCGCCAAACGTCTGCGGCGGCTTCTTCGCCCTTCGGCCATCCCGCCATCCATGGCTTGCACGTCGCGCCGGCTTTAATCATTTCCGGCGTAGGGTCGCCGAGTAACGCCTCCAGTTCTTCGATGCGCTCCATCGCCTCCCGCATAGCCTCTATAGCGCGCGTGGTGCGCTGGTCGTGCTTTGCCAGTTCCTCGTCCATGGCGGCGGCAAGCCGGTCCCGCAGGGTCATGTCAGTTCCTTCCAATAGGGAGAGTTCAGCCATTCCTGCTCAGCGCGGCTTCTGCCGGCGGAGACCTGGCCCAACTTGTCGAAGAAAAACTTGTCTTCATCGCCGTACTGCGTGTGCAGTTCGGTATGGCAGGGCGGGCAGAGGGGTACGCAAATAATGTCGGTCTGCGTGCGCCGCATGACCAGCCCGGTTTTGATTGATCGGCACCAACCCTTCAGCAGGTGGTGCGCTGGCCCTCCCGGTGCGCCACAGACCATGCAGGGCATTGCCGAGACATGGCGCACATGCGCCGGGGATTTGTGTGGCGGGAGCGGGATGGGAGACACCCCACCCCCGCCGGACACACCGCTTTTGGTTCCAATCAGGGGCGGTGTGTGTCTCATGCCGCTTGCTCCGGCTGTGTAAGTACGATGCCCTGTCCCGACCAGTGGCGATGGATTTCGTCCAGGTACTCCGTTTTCTGCTTGACGTTCATCTGGCGGGTGACGGGGAAATCAATAGGCTCCATCATCAGTTCGATTTTTGTCTCGTAGGGCAGGGGCTTTAGAATACGGTCGTACTTCTCGCAGAATTCCGCATCGTCTCTGCGCATGATCGGGACACCAAAACGCAGCTTGCAGTAGCCCCGGTAATATTCTGCTGGTTCGTCTTCCCGCTGTTCCGCAATTTCCGCCATCCATTTCCGCTGCAAGGCGTTTTGTTCCGTGGAGCGGCGATTGCCCTTCGCGATGGACGCAGAGAACGGCAGGTCGTGACTGGCTATGAATTTCTCCAGCATGTCCCTGTCGGTCTCTGTTTTGATAAATCGCGTTGTCACGTCTCTTACCTCTATTTCAGCGTCAGGCCATGTCTTGAGCGCGGCACGTATGGCGGGGTTGCTTAGAACGGGATTTCGTCATCAAGGTTGCCACCGCCCGGCACGCCGCCAGGATCGGTATTCCCTCCCGCCGCGTTCGGGTCTGCCGGGGTTTGCTCACCCTTGCCGCCCAACATGATCATTTTGCCGGAGAACCTCTGCAAAACGACTTCGGTGCTGTATTTCTCGACGCCCTGTTGGTCGGTCCATTTGCGGGTTTGCAGCGCTCCCTCCAGATAGACAGTTGCGCCCTTGGTGAGATACTTCTGTGCGACCTCGCAGATTTTCTCATCGAAGATGACGACGCGGTGCCATTCGGTTTTCTCCCGCTTTTCGCCGCTGTCTTTGTCGCGCCAGTTCTCGGATGTGGCGATAGACAGGTTGGCAATCGCCCTCCCGTCATTGGTGTGACGGATTTCCGGGTCGCGTCCGAGATTGCCGATAAGGGTTACTTTGTTGAGTGATGCCATCAGACGGCCTTCCTTTCTTCGATGATGTCCACGCCGGGGATGTCCTGGTCGTGGTTCTGTTCCACAATTTTGTCGGCCATCTCGCGCAACCAGCCCGACATTTCGGATTCGCGGTGTGTCCATATCCATCTGGCAAATTCGCGTTTGTCCGTGATTTCTGCTTTCCAAACGCTCCGCAGTCCTGTTGCGCGTCCGGCACCGCCTTTGGCGTGCGCCTTGTCATTGGCGGCGACTCGCGCCTTGATGTCTGCCTGCTTTGCCGCCTCGGCTAATCGTTCGGCTTCCTCGCGTTCTGCAAGATTGTCTTTCTCGGACAGGATGAAAGCCTGTTCCGCCGCCTTACGGGCCGCCTCGGCTTCCTCGCGGGCGATGCGCTCTGCCTCGCGCTTTTCCGCTTCCAACCTTTCGAGCCACGGCGTCAGCGCCTTTTTGGCAACATCGAGCGCCATGACCGTTTTGCCGGTAACTGTCTTGGTTTTGCCGATCAGCGGATTGTACCGGGCCTGCACTTCGGCCTTTCCTTCATCGAACGGCTTGACCTCACCCTTGCGGAGTGCGTCGGCTTCCTTCTCGGCATCGCGGATCATGTTGATAAGCGAGTTGAGAGCGTCGGCCTGTCCCTGCGAGTCCACGGGGTCGCCGTCGAGCCAGCCCTTCGCTTCTTCATACAGGTCGTTGATGCGCTCGGCGATTTCATCGAACGGAGTCGGCGGGTTATTGTCGCCAATGGTGGCTATCTGGGTATTCATGCGGCCTCTCCCTGTTTTTCAATATCGCCCGCAATGAACGGGTCGGATTTCATTTCTTCCTTCTTCTCGACGCAGGCATGGTAATCGTCGGGTGTTTCGCGGTTCATCTGGTTCAAGCGCTGTGCGTGCGACTTCCATGTCGCGGCCAGTTCGTCGAGCGTTGTACAGGCCCCAAGCGCCGTGCAGATTTCGTCCTTGGTCGCCGGGGCGGGTGCGTTGATTTCCGCGTCCGTTTTGACGTTCGATTGCGTCTTGTCGTACAGGGCGAGGCCGAACGGATTCCCGAACGTCATCAGGGCGCGCTTCATGGCGTCTGTCTCTGCTTCCTTGATGGCGCTTTCGTGGGCCTGTCCAGGATCAATATCAATGCCGTGTCCCGCACCGACGCCCTCGCGGACCACGCCGCCCGCCGTCACGCGAACCTTGGCCGTATAGGTGACGCCGAAGCCGTCTTTTTCCCACGCCTTGCCCTCAGCGATTTTGCGCGGGCGTTCGGAGACGCAGGAAATATAGACAGTCTCGCGCGTCCATCCGTCAAACCCGAATATCCGGTTGGCCTCTGCGATGACGTGCCAGCCTTCGATATAGGACAGCGTTGCCTTGCCTTGCTCGCGGGTCTTTACATGGTTCTGGTTCAGTGGCGCCCGAAGATCCGCGTATGTGCCGTTGTCAAATGTCATTCCGCTGCCTCCGTGTATTCGGCTGTTGCCGTGTTCAGCCCGACCATGTGTTGATCGGCTGTGATTGAATTGAGAACGGTCGCGAGGTATTCCGCGTCCGCCCTGCTGCTGGCCCGGAACGTCCGCAACGGGCCTTTGACGTAGTGGCGCGGGACAGGCAACATGCGGCCATGCAAAACCGTCTGTGTTTCCGTTTTGTAAGGCGCGCTCACGGCAGCCACCTGATCGGCTCCACCCCGGTCCAGTGCATCGCAAAGCTGGCGACGGTAGCTACAGCGATAATTGCCAGAACCGCTTTCATTTGTTCGGCTCCGCGTTGAGGCAATGAACTTCAAGCATCCGGGCGAATGTCTTTTGAGACAGGCCTGTTGGCTTGATCGGTGGCGTTACCAGTTTGGCGGCTGCGGTCTTGCGGTCGCGGCGGTATCGCTTAAACATCTTCATCGTCTTCCTCCGTTAACTGGCGGGCCTGTTCAGCCCATTTGCTCAGGGTTTCTTCCGGCTGGCCGGCTGCCATCCAGGCGGTGAATTCGGGGTCGTAGGGTTGGCGCTCAGTCATCGCCTTCTCCCTTCTGTGTGGATTTGAGGGCGCGAGTTTTTACGGCAATGTAAGTCGCTCCCCGCGACCGCTCGTATAGATCGTGTGAGCCGCCGTTATGCGCTTCCTTGTGGCAAAACTCGGCATGTTTGTCGGCAAACACAGCCGCCCGTTCCAGCGCCTCGTCTGCCGCTTCTTGCAGGGCGGTGGCAATGGCTGTTTCAATCTCCCGCCCGTTTGAAAACTTTATGCTAGAGGATATGGGTGCGGCACTTGTTGAATCGATAGAATATAGAGGTTCCCAACCACGCATAATCTCCCGCGCCTTTTCCTTGTATGCGTCAGTCATTGGTACGGCCCTCCGCTTTGGCGACGGCGGCGCGAGCGATGTCTACACCGGAAATTTGGCAATCCTCCCCGGCGCATGTCCTGTCATGTGAGTCCAACATCAGTTTCAGCGCCGTTAGAAGTTCCGGTGCGCTGGCGATCAGGTGGGCGTTGGCAGCGTGTGCTTCAATGTCGCGGCCATTGTGGTAGGCAAGGGCATAGGCGACCGTCCGACCGTTCTCGTCATCCACAGTGCTGTACGCAGACCTCCCCGCTTCGATCAGGCCGATATCCTCGGGGTATGCGTTCCAACTTCCCGGCGTCCATTTCTTTTCATGTACTGTCATTGAGAGTCTCCAATCATCCCGCGCAGGACAGCCGTTCCCTCGATCCGGTCGAGGATCAAAATGCTTTCCTTGCCGAGCGCCTCGTTCGGGTAATCGGTAGAGGACCAGTGCAGTCGTGCTTCAGTAATCGTGAAATTCCGGCAGCCCGCGCGGATTTGCAGAACACCGTCTTTGATCCAGCCGATGAAGCGGTAACCGTCTGACCGCTGGCCGCCGTCTACCAGATCGGCACCGCCCAGATCGGCACCGCGCAGATCGGCATCGCCCAGATAGGCACCGCGCAGATAGGCACCGCGCAGATCGGCACCGCCCAGATCGGCACCGCTCAGACGGGCACCGCGCAGATCGGCACCGCCCAGATAGGCACCGCACAGATAGGCATCGCCCAGATTGGCACCGCGTTTAAAGCCCCACTGGACCGCCAACCCGACCTTGACAGAGCGCGGAGTATCTTCGTTCGCGTCTATTTCTGCCGTAAACAGTACGTCGCCGGTAAAGCGGTTTTTGATATCGAATTCCATATCCGCTACTCCGCCGCCATCGCATACCGATCGGCATCGGCAATCGTATCTGCGAGCATCTGGAATGCGGGGGTGAGTTCGTCGGTTTTGGTGTCACGGAGAACACCGGCAAACACGCGAAGCTGGTCGGCTGCCTCTACATCGTTGATGCGGTCGGCGGCGCGCTTGGCGTATTCGATCAGGTCGAGAAGTTTGGAGTCTACCGCCAGCAGTTCGGCGTAATCATCGTCGCTGACCTTGCGGCGGGCGACGGTTGCGGCTGCGTGTTTTTTTAGGTCTGTGGCTGTGTAGGTCATCGGGCATCTCCTGATTGGATGCTCCGATTATGAACAACATGAATAAACTATGCAACACCAAAATTCATATTATTCATATTTTTTTAAATCCGAATCAATTTGGGAGAATACCGGCCACCTTCGCAGCCCAGAGAATATGCCGATTTTCGATGATCGGGGCGTTCCATGACACCAGGTTAAAACAATGGTTCTCCGAGCCGCGCCGAAGTTCTTTGACGTACATTTGCCCGTCATCGGTCTCGCATACGCACAACTGCCCTATGCACTCATCAGGCACGCCGTCGCCGTTCCTTCGATAGAACAGAGTCCATCCATCTTTAATCGGATGCATTGAATCCCCCCTTACAATCAGCGCTACCACCTCGCCTGTTACCCACTCCGGCACGACTACCTCCCCCATACTCTCGCCGTTGCTATAGCTGTCAAAAGGGATCACTTCTGATCCAGCACCTACATATCCAACTATCGGCGCAGTAGAGGTATTATGGTCCGCCCCTATAGCCAGAGCAACCCCATCTACAGGATAGCCGGACCGGCGCGCTATCCTGTGAAGTGTTGTTAACATTGTTTGGCTTGTATTTGCAGCGCTCCCGGTTTCCAGCTTCGATAGCATGGACTGCCCGATACCGCACCGTTCAGCGAATTCCGCTTGGGTTAGCTTTAAATGACGCCGTAGCCCCCGGACCCATTCGCCCAGTGTATTAACCATGATTATCCCGTGCCAGCCTGCGCCGTAAAGTTCTGCGGGGATATTTTCATAATGAATATGCATGGGGTTAATAAAATCGCTTGCATAGAATATTCATGTAGTTCATAATCGTCACATGACCCCATTGAAGCACATCAGAACGAAGGTTTTTAACCTGAACCAGATGGATTTGGCCGAGCGCCTCTCCGTCACGCAATCGTATATCTCAAAAGCGGAGCGCAAGGCGGTGATACCCGCGCCGCTCCAGATGAAAATCCGGGCGGAGGCTGCGGCATCCGGGGTCGAGTGGAGCGATAGCTTTTTTTTCGAGGTGCCATGAACAACCCCGTCGCACACGTCCCCCAATTTGCTCCAGTTCTCCATGCTCCGAAGATGGGGCAGGGGGCCGATGCGGTCTATTCCAATGAAAAGGGAATTTTAGAATGACCCCGACAAACCCGGATACGATCCACGGTGCGATCCGCGTCGTAAAGGATGCGATTTCTATCGAACTGTGCGCCGAGACCATCGGCAAATCCCCCGCGCTGATTTACAAATTCATCCGCGTACAGGCCCGCCCGAACATCGACCAGTGCGTTGCGCTGGATATCGCATACGAGGCGGCGACCGGGTTGCCGGGGCCGATCATGCGGGCTGCGCGGGGCAAGGTATCGGCGGCACAGTCCGGCCAGACCGACGCGCACTGCCTGAACGAGGACATTATCGAACTGGCTGACGAGTTGGGGGCCTTCGCCCGTGACAGCCGCAAGGCATGGGCCGACAAGCATTTGACCCCGCTGGAACAGGCCGAACTGCTGAGCGCGCTGTTCCGTCTGGAGATGGTCGCCCACGCTACCCGCGAGAACATCAACGCCCATTGCGGCGAGCCAGCCGGCGCGCAGACGGAAGCGCCCGGCCAGATTGAAATGGCAATACATTGAACAGAGCGTTGCACTTGTTCCCCTCCCTGAGCAGCAACGTGAAACTGCCGCGCGTAGTGTTTGCGGCCTTTTATTCAGTTCCCCTTCGGGGGAAGACCGCAGCGGCGTGGAAAGCAGACACGCGGGCCAAGTCTGGAGCGATTGCTAAACGCAGGGCGCATAGGCCCAAAAGTTCGATAGCAAAGAACAGCCGGAGTAGCGCCCGGCCTGCGGTCCACTCATTCATGGGGGCGGCATGATCCTCGCCCTTGATATCGCAACACAGACCGGGTGGGCCGACAGCGCATGACCCCGGTAACCCTTCTTGTCCCGTATCCGCCGTCTGCGAACCGGCTGTGGCGTCATGGACGCGGCAGAACGTTCAAGTCGTCCGATTACACGGCGTGGCTTGTTGAGGGCGCTCAAATGCTCAAAAAGCAGTCATTCACTAGATTTTCCGTTCCTGTTCGCGTCGATATGGCCGTGGGAATCCCTCGCCGCCTAGATGGTTCTTTTTCGGTTAGGAAGACCGACCTGGATAACCGCATAAAGCCGACCCTCGATCTTTTGCAGTCGTCGGGTGTTCTGGAAGACGACTCCCTCGTTCATCACTTAGACGTTCGGTGGTCGCGCGATGTTGTCGGCATTCAGGTTGATATCGAGGTACTAACATGAGCGATATTGTTTGGCGCGCCATACCCGAGTGGCAGGATTACGAAGTGTCCCGGTGCGGGAAGGTCCGCAGAACAAAACCGGGAAAGCGCGGCGGATTCTGTGGGGAAAGAACCCCCTACACTTGCAACACGGGATACAAATATATCTGTCTAAGACAAGGTGGTCGCAAGAAAGCGCTGGCTGTGCATCGTCTTGTCGCATTCGCATTTATCGACCCCGCGCCTGATGCGAAGCCCTTTGTGGCCCATCTAAATGGAAACCGGACCGATAATCGCGCAGAGAATTTAGCGTGGGTCAGTCGCTCGGAGAACGAACAACATAAAATTTTGCACGGGACCAGCAATCGTGGAGAGCGCAACCGAAGCGCTCGCCTAACCGCGCCCAAGGTTATCGAAATCCGGCGGTTGTTATCCGCCGGAAACACGCAGTCGAGCGTTGCCAAGAAATACGGAGTTCACGCCGCAACAATCGGTTCCATAGCCCAAGGCCAGTCTTGGGGATGGCTTTTAAGTGACGATAGCACTGATGACATATTGGAAAGAGCATGAAAGTACCTGAGTTTTTCCCCGGCAACAGCAGCACCAAGAGCCTCAAGCACAGCCGCCGCCGTGACTTCTACGAGGACATGGCCGCAAAGGCAGAGAATTCCTGGATCGTACTTGGACACAGCAACGTGCGGTTCTGGGTAGAGACCGACGCTAACTCGAAGGGGACTCTTCACGCTGTCCGGTCAAATCTTGTCAACGGGTTGCCGCCCAAGGTGTCCGCGTGAGGCCGGCAGGGTCCGTGTTCGATGATTTCGAACACAAGGCCGTGCGTGAGTGGCGCGCTATCCAGCCGGAAAAGGCTTTAGACAGGGGGCGCCTTAAATTCACGATGGAGAACGATCTAGGCGTTCGCAAGGTGTCGCGCGCCAGAACCGTTTACAGCAAGGAAGACGACGAACTAATTCTGGAATATTACGGAACAGTCCCGGCCCGCGATATCGCCGAAATTCTTTGCACAGATCACCGGCCCGTTACACGGAACATGGTGATAGGCCGCTACAACCGGATCAAGGATCGGTTTACGCCAGAACCGATTGCATTGCCAGCGATGGAAGACCTCCCAAAGCGCATAGAGCGTGCGGTATCGTGCGCGACTGTGGGGTGTTCGCATATACCTGTCAAATACAGCAGCCATGGCATGTGTCCGCAGTGCAACGCACGCCGCCTTAACAGTTTGCCGCGCGATAATTGCACCCGCGAAATAACTGCCGGTGCAAGCTGGTGAGTATTCAAGCCGTATCCTGGTGTCTTGGCATTGAGGATGAAAACCTAAAGCCCGTGACCCGCTTCGTTCTGACGGCGCTTGCGAACTACGCCGACGAGACCGGTGCTTGCTGGCCGTCGCAGGAGACGCTCGCCAAAAACACCGGCATGACAGCCCGCGCAGTGCGAAAACATATGAGGATTCTGGAAGAGGCCGGATATATCGCCCGGACACACCGCCAGCGGGCAGATGGTTCGCGTAATTCCGACATCATTCGTATCTGTTTTTCCAACCGGAACATTGTTCCGGTAGACCCAATCCAACCGGAACAAACGTGCAATCCAACCGGAACAAACGTGCAAATCCAACCGGAACATTGTTCCGGTAAACCATCATATAAACCATCAATAGAAGAACCATCAGACCCCCCTTCGAGTCCCCCCGTGAAAAAACCCGTTGGAAAGCGAAGGCGTGTTCCGCCGGATTGGACGCCGGACGACACTTGCCGAGCCTACGCCGCCGAGAAAGGAAACACCGATGGACAAATCAGCGACCTTGCCGAAGCCTTCCGAGATTACCACGTCGGAAAGGGAACCCTCTTTGCCGACATCACCGCAGGTTGGCGGGGGTGGGTCCGTCGCGATATCGAGTTCAACGGCGCCCCTGCGGAGCGTGGAGGCGGTGGACGGGGCGCTGGTGGAGACGTTGCTGCCTTTGCTCAAGCACTCGATGAACTTGAGGCGCTCCCTGAGGACCACATCCTCCGGCGGATATGAACTTTCCGGCGGCGCGGATGCGGGTGAATGGACATGCGATATCGCACCGGGGGTCAATGTCGAAACCCTGCGGGCAGCCTACCGGATCGCGAAAGCGGCGGTCGATGTGCAGTCCTCCGACGAACTGGTGATGAACGCCCTGATGGCACTGCGGAGCCGGACGGCATCCCGGAAGCAGGATTCCGAGGACGTGTCAGCCAGGGCGAAGATGTACGTCACCGAGTTGACCCGGTTCCCGCCGGATGTGGTGGTGGAGGCCGGCAAGCAGTTGGGTCGGACACAGACGTTTTTCCCGGCGCTGGCGGAGATTGTGACGGCGTGCGAGGCGCTGGTTGCCAAGCGGCGGGCGATCCTGGCGGCGATAGAGCGGGCAGGGAAGGCGAACAAACCCGCACCCGTGACGGTGGACCGCCGTGATAGCGATGATCCGGTCTGGCAGGAATGGATGAAGGATTTTCTGGCGGGCAATCATGTGACGTTTGAGGAATTCAAGGAGGCGCGGAAATGAAGCGCGTAATTGTTGAAAGCCCGTTTGCGGGTAACTAGAGCCAGAGAGGCCGAGTAGATGGACGCAACGCGCAGAAAATTTCTCGGCGGCATCGCGTTAGCACCAATCGGGGTTCACGCCGCGGCGGAGGCGGCAAAGACCTCAATGATGACTGGGGTGAGCAACCCCATCGGTCTCGCCAGCGGTCTCTCCGACGGGGTGCCGGCTACAGCCAACGGCGGTTCAGTCGTGTTCAAAGACTTTGTTTCGTGGTTCGCGTCCCATGGTGAAGAAACGTGCCGTCAAGAGGCAGCGAATGTCCAGGGCTTCGACCCCGACATTCTTGAGATGCGACTACCGATGGCGACCAAAAAAAGGATGCAAATAGAGCGCCAGTACAAACGCTCTGTAGCGGAGCAACGCACTTGGTTTGATAGGGTGTTAAAGCGTGATGGCAGGGTGGAGTGGTGGTGATGACAGATAAGACAGTAGAGGCCGTGGCGCGGGCGATATTCGCGGTCGGGTACAGTTGGCCGTGGGAACAAGACACCAGCGAGTCCGGGGATAATGACCGTGATATCGCGCTAGCGGAAGCCCAAGCCGCCATAACGGCACACACAGCCGCACTGGAAGCAGAGGGCATCGTTATGATGCCAATCAAGCCTACACCGGAAATGTGCGAGGCGGTGGCGAAGGAGCCAGGTTTTCTGATCGCCTACAACCAGAAAATGAGCTGCACGGCCGAAGTATTTTATGGAGCCATGATAGCCGCAAGCAGGGGTGAGTAGATGACAAACCCCCGCGCGTTCGAAAACATCGACCCTCTTGAACACCAGGCCAAGCATCACCCGACGGACCGCTACAGCGTAAAAGACGTTCGCGACCGGGGCGAGGTGAAAAACGGCAAGGTGGTGAGGACGACCGAGGACGTACAGCGGCGCGTCACAGAGTTGAAGATATGGAACGATCTGGACCCGGCACAGACAGAGGCCGCACAGGCGATATACCGGGGGTGGATGGTTGTCGCCGGGGAGATGCAGCCCAAGTCGGTGAACCTGGCGGACCGTGTGGACGGTGGCCGGCGCAAGATCGACCCCGATGCCCGTATCATCATCCGCGAAGATTACCAGCGATGGCTGGCGGAATGTCACCGCGTGAAGGCGAGCAGGTCTATTAACCTCTGCCTGTCGGTGTTCTGTTTCGGGAATAATCTGGACGAGGCAGCGGCGCTCGCCCGGATGAGTAACCGCAAGGTAAAGCCCAATCTGGTGGAGGGGCTGGACATTTACTGCGCGGTCAATGGTATGAGGGGCTAGATATAGTGTTTGTTATCAATAGTTTGTAAAAAACTTACAACATATAGCGGTTTAGGGTTGCAAATGACAGGTGCATCGGGCAGAATACCCTAAATTCGCGATACGCGACTCTTAACCCGCCCGGAGAAATCCGAGAGCGGGTTTTTCTTTGCCGCGGCGGTGCTGCGGGTTTTAAGCACGGCGCGTCTGCCTTGGGGTTCGACTCCGGGTAGCGGCAAATTCATGCCCCGGTAAGGCTTCGGCCCTGCCGGGGTTTTTCTATGGAGATTCCATGGCAGGCGGACCAATTTTCCCACACAGCTTTTACCCGAACCCGGCAACGTCGGGGGATATGTTCCCGAACTACCACGTCGGGGGCACGAATTCCCGACATGACGAGGGGATCGGGCTGGCTGCATCGATTTCAACAGACGCGACAGCCGAATTGCGTTTTCAGATGCCGCCGACGCTCCCGAGCGGGACCGGCAAACTCCGCATTCTGTCGCTCGCGAACGCGACCTCCGGCACTGTGGTTTTCGACCCCCAATGGGTGTCTGTCGCGGCGGGTGAGAACCCCGACACCGCAACGCTGAACGCCGAGGGCAATACTACGACAACATGGGCATCGGGAGATGCGGACGATTACAAGGAAACCAAGATCACCCTTGACGCTGACACGCTGGTCGGCGGCGAAACCGTGGTTATGAATCTGGTGTTTGATTCCACTTCAACCCTTGCGGCGGTGTCTACGCACATCGTTGCGATTATCTGGGAATAGACGCATGGCAATCACAGCGGACCAGAAAAAGAAAATCGCCAAGAAACTGGCGGCGGAATTCGGCGCCTCGACGGTGGATGTTACCGGCACGCAGCTAGAGCAGGCCGTGCAGGACATGGACGATTGGATTGAGGCGAACCAGGCCGCAATGGCGGCGGAGTTCAGCGATTCCGGTTTTCTGTCCTCAGTGCCGGCCCACATTCCCAATCTCGCGTTTGTTCTGACGGTCATGGAGCGTAACGGGAAGCTTTAATGGCGCGTAGTTTTAACGGCTCCACCTATCAGTTAACGAACACATCGGGGGCTGCCGTCTCCGGCGTGCCCGCTACTTTCGCGGCTTGGTACAAGCCGAACGCATTGTCTTCCGACGCGGAGATATGCGGCTGTTCCAATCCGGGCAGCACGACTCAGTTGTTTAGATTGATGGTTCTTGGCACGGACAAGGTGTTCGCACAGTTTAGGTCGGATTCATCGGCGATCACATCGGCGACCGGAACAACCAATCTGACGGTTGGCGTATGGTGTCATGTCGCCGCGACGTTCGATGCGTCGGGCAATGTTGAGGTTTTCCACAATGGGTCGTCAGAGGCGACCGGCTCGTTTGCAGGCAGTCCCTCGATAACACTGTCCTGCACTGATATCGGTTATTTGAACCGACCGTCTGATATTAATTTTGCCAACGGCGATATAGCCGAGGTTGGCATGTGGTCGGCTGTACTGTCTGACAACGAGATATCGGCGCTGGCGCGGGGCAGCCGGGTGCGGCACATCCGGCCCGGGAGTCTGGCGTTAGATGTGCCCATAGAGGGGTTGCAATCGCCGGAGCCCGATTACAGCGGCAACGGCATCGACATGACGGTAACGGGCGCGACATACGCGACACATGCCCCTGTGAGTTTTGCGACACGTCAACCGCGGTTTCCGTTGGTTGAAGCGGGCGCAGTTCCTTCAACGTCTTACTACAGCGGAATGAGCCTAATGGGCGCGGGAGTTTAGATTGGCTGATAATGTAGAGGCCGCCGCCGGATCCGGCGGTGCGGTATTCGCTACCGATGACGACGGCACAGCGCATCACCCTTATGTCAAAATGGAGTGGGGCGCGGACAACACGCAGACCCCGGTAGCATCTGGCGCGAGTGCCGTGCCTATCCAGGACGGCGGCAACTCCATCACGGTTGATGGCACTGTTGCGGTGTCCGGCACCGTCACGGTTGACGGGTCGGGAGCGACGCAGCCTGTAAGCGGCACTGTAACAGCGAACCTGTCGGCCACAGACAATACGGTGCTAGACAATATCCAGACGTCTGTGGATACCGTTGCGGCGGCAGTATCTACAGAAATGCAGGTGGACGTTGTAGCGGCCTTGCCGGCTGGTTCTAACCTGGTCGGCGATGTCGGCCTGTCCGGTGCGAGGACGAGCGGCGGAACGACATTTTTTCACAGCGATGATCTGGACGAGACAGAGGAGCAGATTAAGGGCAGCGCCGGGCAGTTGTATTGGCTGCACGCGATGAACCTGTCCGCGTCTGTCAAATATCTACAGGTGTTCAACGCGACGGGCGCGAGTGTGACGGTCGGCACGACGGCCCCCGATTTAGTCTTCCCTCTTGCATCGCAGGGCGACACGAACGGCGCGGGCTTTGTTCTGTCTATTCCTAACGGGATTGAGTTCGACACAGCCATCACGGTCGCGGCAACCACGACAGCGACCGGCGGGACCGGCGCGGGCGCCAATGAAGTTATGGTAAACGCCGGCTACGCATGACAACCACACATCTCGTCCATTTCTTTTTGGGCGGCGCGCAGACTTACATTGTACCGAATCCCGGTAACTTCGCCGGTTACCACACACTAGGACCATACGCCCATCTTGAGGGCTTCACACCCATCGGTGTGGAGACTGTCGAGGAACAGAACACAGGCGGTAAGCTAAGCGCTCAAGAGACGGCGCTGCGTGAAAGCGTAATAGCCGACCTGAAGAGACAGCGCGTAGAGGCCGCGCGCCAGGCGGCAGCGGAAACACAGGAACTTGCCAAGCCGAAGGCGAAGAAACGCGCCAAGCAGGCCTACAGAGCGATAACACAAAGCGGTGATATGGAGTTGCGCCGGCGGATGGCAGCAATAGCCGCACCGTTCGCGCCCAATCTTGCGGACAGCATTCTACCGCCCGAACAGGCGATCAAATTCGATCAGATGGTGCAGGACACACAAGCCCTGCAAGACCTGTTCGAAACCTATTACGCGATATTAACGATGGACGAAGAAGCCGCAGCGACGGCGGTTGTTTTGTTGATGTGAGGAGGCCGCGAGGTCAGCCGAAATATGCCAGAGTTTTCAAAGACTAACCAACCCGCCACGGGAAAGAGCAACAAGCGCCGCCAGTTAATGACGGATGCGTTGATGTTATCGCTTCATCGTGAAGCGGATGGATGTGTTGACGCTGACGGCAAGCCGACAAAGCGCCTCAACCAGATAGCCAATCAGTTGGCGCAAAAAGCGGCGGACGGCGACATACAGGCGATCAAGGAAGTATTCGATCGCACTGACGGCAAAGCGATCCAGATGATAGCAGGCGACACCGACAACCCAATAGTGCATCGCGTTGAACGAATCATCACTCACCGTTCAGATTGAAACGGCTGAGGTATTTGAGCCGCTCCTGGATCCGGCCAGATACAAGGGCGCACACGGCGGACGGGGCAGCGGGAAGTCCCACTTCTTCGCAGAGAGCGCTGTAGAGACAAGCCTGATGAAACCGGGCACTCGCGGTGTGTGTGTTCGCGAGGTGCAGAAGACGCTGCGGGAATCGGCGCTGCAACTGATAGCCGACAAGATAGAGCGCATGAAGGCCCCGGGGTTTCGGGTGCTGAATGACAGGATAGTTACGCCGGGGGATGGCGTCATTCTGTTTCAGGGTATGCAGGACCACACGGCGGAATCGATCAAGTCGCTTGAGGGCATGGACTTCGCATGGGTGGAAGAGGCGCAGACGCTATCGCAGCGCAGCCTTGAACTGCTTAGGCCGACCATTCGCGAAGAGGGGTCGGAGCTGTGGTTCTCCTGGAACCCGCGTAACGCGACCGATCCGGTAGACCGGCTGTTGAGGGGCGAGACATTACCGCCGCGGTCAATCGTGGTGCAGGCGAATTACAGCGATAACCCGTGGCTTCCGAAGGAACTGGAAGAGGAACGGGCCTACGACCAGGTGAACAACCCGGACAGGTACGCGCATATCTGGCTGGGCGATTACGAGCCGACCGCTATCGGGGCGATATGGAACCGCCAGAAGATACAGGACGGGCGCAGGGCGGAGGCGCCTGAGATGTCGCGGATACTGGTATCGGTTGATCCTGCGATAACGAATGAAGGCGGAGACGAACACGGCATCATTGTTGGCGGCTTGGGGGCCGATCAGCGTGGTTACGTGCTGGACGATATGAGTTGCCACGGATCGCCGCGCCAATGGGCGGACAGGGCGGTAGCAGCTTACGACAGATACGAGGCCGACGCGATTGTGGTGGAACGCAATCAGGGCGGCGACATGGTGAAACACACATTGCAGAGCGTGCGTCCGGGGCTTCGGGTCATCGAGGTTGTGGCGACACGCGGCAAGCACGTCCGGGCGGAGCCTATCAGCGCTTTGTACGACCTGGAGCGGATATCGCATGTGGGAACGTTCCCGCAGCTTGAGGATCAAATGGTGAAAATGACGGCAGCGGGATACGAGGGCGACGGTTCGCCTGATCGTGTGGATTCGCTTGTCTGGCTGATGACGGAGTTGTTCCCGCGCATGACCAAGAAAAAAACCCGCACGATTAACGTACAGCGCCCCGGTGGCGAAGGCAGTTGGATGGCATGAGGAAATACACAACGAAAGCAAGCACGCGTTACAGCGTGGAGATGGACGACGATGTTATGGATGTTCACCTGACTGTCTTCGAAACCGACGACGCTGAGCCAACCGGGATACTGGACGCCAACGGCGTTGAGCTTTGGCGTGTGTCAGAGCGCGTTCCTCTCGGGTTTTGTCGCTGATGACCGACGACATTCTCAAAGGCGCGCTGGAGCGGTTCAAGGAATCGCAGGACGGCAGCGACTTCAACCGTGAAAATGCCTATGACGACATCCTTTTCGGGCGCATGGGCCAGCAATGGCCGGACAAGATCAAACGGCAGCGGCAGGAAGAGGGACGCCCCTGCCTGACGATCAACCGTATGCCGGCGTTTATCCGCCAGGTCATCAATGACGCCCGACAGAATAAACCATCAATCGTTACACATCCGGTAGACAACGGCGCGGACGAGGACACCAGCGAGGTTATCAACGGTATCCTGCGGTCCATCGAGCGCAACAGTCAGGCCGATGTAGCTTATGACACCGCAATCGATCACGCGGTATCAGGCGGGTTTGGCTTCTTCCGCATCAGTCTTGATTATGCACATGATGAATCTTTTGATCTGGAAGCAAGAATTGATCGGATAGCCAACCCGCTTTCTGTCCATTGGGATGTTAATTCCACGGAGTTCGACGCCTCGGATTGGGATTACGCCTTTGTCAGTGATTTCCTGACTGAAGAGGAATTCAAAAACAAGTACCCGAAGGCCGATCCGGTATCGTTCGAAGGCGGACAGGTCGCCGACGACATGCAGTACTGGCTTGAGGACAACAAAACCCGTGTCGCCGAATACTGGCTGCGCGAGGAAGAGAAAAAGAAACTCTACCTGATCAGCGGCCCCAAGGGTGCGATGTCGGTACGTGAGGACGCCCTGCCGAAGATGGCGGAGGCGTTCTTGGCGCAGATGGGGCTGCCTGAAGGCGATGAAGACGAGATTGTCCGCTTTTACATGGAGCAGAACCAGCTTGAGATAGCCCGCACACGCGAGGTCGATGCCAAGTCGGTCACGCGCCGCATTATTTCGGGCGCGGAGGTGCTTGACGAGGAGCAATGGCCCGGCAGCATGATCCCGATTTGCCCTGTATGGGGCGAGGAAGTGTTCGCTGATGGCCGGCGTAACTTCCGGTCGATGATCCGCGATGCGCGCGATCCTCAGAACATGTTCAACTTCTGGCGGTCGGCAACAACTGAACTGGTTGCGCTGGCCCCCAAGGCACCCTGGGTCGGCCCGCAGGGTTTTGTGCCTGAAGGACAGGAGAGCAAGTGGGAAAGCGCTAACACGCGGTCCCACGCTTATCTGGAGTTCGATCCGGCTGTAGGCGCGCCACAGCGCGATGCGTTCGCCGGGGTGCCCGCTGGTGCGTTGCAGGAGAGCCTGAACGCTGCGGACGACATGAAGGCGATTATCGGCATATACGACAGCAGTTTGGGGGCGCGGTCGAACGAGACCAGCGGCAAGGCGATCCTTGCCCGTCAGAAAGAGGCGGATGTCTCGAATTTCCACTTCATCGACAACCTGTCGCGGGCGATCCAGTACGCAGGGCGCTGCCTGGTTGAGATTATCCCGGCTGTGTATTCGGAGCGCCAGACGATCCGCATCCTCGGCGAGGACATGAAGGAGAAAGTCATCAAGTTGGGCCAGCAGTCCACGGATGGCGACAAACTCTATGACCTGTCGATAGGCCGCTATGACGTAACGGTAAAATCAGGGCCGTCGTTCTCGACGCAGCGCGAAGAGACCCGGGAGACGCTGATTGAAATCATGCGCGCTGTCCCCGGTGCCGGCCAGTATGTCGGCGATATCCTGCTTGAGCATATGGATTTCCAGGGGGCCGACAAGGTTGCCAAGCGTCTCCGCATGTTGCTGCCGCAGAACGTACAGGACGCCGAGAACGCCGAAGCCCGCGAGGATATACCCGAAGAGGCCCGCGGCGCGATCATGCAGCTTGAAGGCGTTAACAAGCAGCTACAGGGCCAGTTACAGCAGATGCAGCAGGCGCTTGAGTCCGAGCAGGGCAAGGTGCAGGCCGACATGCAGAAAATGCAGATGGAGCGCGAATCAGACGCGGCGAAGTTCAACCTGGACGCAGAGAAGACGCAGGCCGAACTTGAACTGAAGGCCCGTGATATCGCGCTGAAGGAGCGCCACCAGGAGTTTGTAGAGATGCAGGCCGCGCTGGATGCGGAAGAGAAGGCCCGCACCGCGATGGTGTCCGAGCAGGAGACCGGGCAGCGCATGGAAACGGAAGCCAAGTGGCAGGACACCGCGAACGCCTTGCAGATGCTTGTGCAGAAGATGGCGGATAGCGACGCGGTGGCGCAGCAGCGTCACGACGAGGTTATGTCGGTGGCGACTGCGCCCAAGACGGTTCAATTCGAGCGAGGCCCTGACGGGTTGATCGCCGGGGCTACGCAGGAGGTGGCCCCACTGTAATTCCTGCGGTTGCAGGTACCCGCGTCGTGAGACGCACCTTTCCCTTAGATGGAGACTACAGATGACCGAAGAAATCGCGGCAGCCGAAGACGGAGCCGACGAAATCGAGGAAGTGACGGCTGATGAGGTTGAAGAGACCGAACCGGAGGCCGTTGAAGAGACCGCCGAAGATATCGAAGAAACCGACGATGAGGAATCCGAAGAAGAGGATACCGAAGAGCCGGAAGAGATCGAACTTGATTACGGCGGCAACAAATTCCGGGTGGCGAAAGACGCCCTGCCGGAAGAAGTAGCGACCAAGCTGGACGAGTTTCTGAAAGGCTCCTGGCGGTCGCACACCGAAAAAAGCATGGAAGTCGCGGAGCAGCGCAAGGCTTTGGAAGCACAGGAACGTGCAGTCCAGAACCTCGGCAGCCTTCAAGGCGAAATGCTTGAGAAATTTTCTCACGGCCAATCGGTCAAAAAAGAGTTGCAGGAACTAAAGCAGATTGACCTGCCCGCCTTGTGGACGTCCAACCCGGATGAAGCACGGCAGGTGTCGGATTACATCTCTGCCAAGGAAGCTGAACTCAACGCAGTCGCCGGTGAAGTTTCACAGCACGAACAGCAATTGCGCCAGGCGCAGGCGGAGGAATTCGCCAGGCGTTCCGAGGAAGGCAAGAAGCTTGTGCTGAGCCGTATACCGGATTTTCCCGCTCGGGAAGCCGAGGTTATCGACTATGCCATACAGAGTTATGGCGTATCGGAGGCCGACGCGAAGAACTGGGCCGCCAATCCGGTTGCGACCGAAGCGATGTACAAGGCGATGATGTACGACCGTTCGCAGGAAGCTGCGAAGAAGGCCGCGAAACCCAAGCCCGCCGATGCCAAGCCTGTCAAGCCCGTGAAGGGCAAGACGCCGGGAAGACCGAAACTCGACCTGGTGAAAGACGCGGACAAAATGTCGGCCGATGAATGGCTGGCCAAGCGGAATCAGCAATTGAAGCAGCGGGCCTGAGAAGCCCGTCAAGCAGCGTCGTGATGACGCCGCGCTTCCTATCAATGGAGGTCTAAATGGCCAATTCGATCCTCACTCCCACGGCGGTAACGCGTGAAGCGCTCCGCATCCTTCACCAGAAGCTAAACTTCATCGGCAAAATCAATCGCCAGTATGACAGCAGCTACGCACAGTCCGGTGCGAAAATCGGCGACAGCCTCAAAATCCGGCTGCCGAACGAATACACGGTCCGTACCGGCGCAACCCTGTCCGCACAGGACACCACGGAAACCAGCAAGACTTTGCAGGTATCCACGCAGAAAGGCGTTGACGTCAATTTCTCGTCTGTCGAACTTACGATGGACCTGGATGACTTCTCCGAGCGTGTTCTTGATCCGGCCATGTCCGTGCTTGCCGCCAATGTCGAGGCGGACGCCATGAACATGTACAAGGATGTTTACAACCAGGTGAACAACCTTGGTTCCGCGGCCACGCTGAAAAAGATGCTGGACGGCTCCAAAGTCCTGACGGACAATCTCGCGCCGATCTCCGATCGCTGCCTGAACATGAACACGACCGACAACGTCGACCTGGTTGATGCTGTCAAGGGCCTGTTCAACGACCCGGCGAAGATCAGCAAAAACTACCGCGAGGGCATGGTTGCGAATGACTTCCTCGGTTACAAAGAGGTGTTCCAGAACACCCTGTGGCCGAACCATGCATCGGGTACGGATGACGGCACGGGCGATTACCTCGTCAATGGCGGTTCGCAGGACGGCGCAAGCCTGACAATCGATACCGGCGCAGGCACGCTGCTCGAAGGCGATATCTTCACCATTGCCAACGTTAACCGGGTCCACCCGGAAACCAAGGCCGATACCGGCGTACTCCAGCAGTTCGTCGTCACGGCATCGACCGGCACCAGTGCTACGTCGGTTTCCATCAGCCCGTCCATTGTCACCTCGGGCGCGAGTCAGAACGTGGCGGCGGGTCCGGCTGATAACGCGGCCATCACCAAGATCGGTGGCGCATCCGATACCTATGGTATCTCGATGGGCTTCCACAAGGACGCGTTTGCTTTCGCAACGGCCGACCTTGTGATGCCGTCCGGCGTTGATTTCTCGGCTCGGGAAGTTATGGACGGTGTATCGATGCGGATCGTCCGCCAGTACGACATCAATAACGACAAGTTCCCTTGCCGTATTGATCTTCTGTACGGCTACGAAACGCTCCGCGCGCAGCTTGCGACACGCTACGCGAACAACTGAGTCTAGGGGGAGGGGCTTCGGTCCCTCCCTTCTTTTCAGGGTTATCACATGACATTGCTGAGCATGGTTGAGGCCGCTGCCGACGAGATAGGCACGGGCAACCGCCCCACGTCCGTAATCGCAAACACCGCGCCGGATGTGCAGAAATACCTGCGTCTGCTGCACAAGGTCGGAAACCGGCTGCGTGTTGTGTTCGCGTGGCAGGCCCTCACCGAGGAGCGGACCTTCACAGCAACATCCGGCGAGTTGCAAACATCTGCTCTGCCGACCGATTTCGACCGGTTCGTCAAAGAAACGTTTTGGGACCGCACGAACGTAAACCTTGTCTCTGGCCCGGTCGGGGCGACCGAGTGGCAGGGCATGAAGGCCACGAACTATGGCGACACCGCGAACAGGAAAGTGCGACATCGCGGCAACGCTCTACACATCCTGCCGGCCATGTCCGGCGGGGAATCGATGGCGTTCGAATACGTCTCGAAGAACTGGATCGATACGAACCAGGACGGGGTGGGCGATACCTCGGTGTTCGAGGCGGACGACGACACGACATTGCTGGACGAGGAACTTCTAACCCTTGGCCTGATATTCGAATTCCTGGAGACCGAGGGGCTGCCCGCGAACAAGGCGGCGGTCGAATACGAGCAGCGGTTTAACCAGCTTGTGCGAAACGATCAGCCCAATGCGAAGGTGCTGGTTGCCGGGGATATCTTCGGCGGCGGCAGGCACTTCTCGGGCGCACCGACTGTCAGCGGGACGACTATCTGATGTCAGCCCGTTCCGCATCCAAACAGGCTCCGGTCGGCGGTTGGGATACGCGTGAGGCGCTGGCGGACATGCCGAAAGACCGCGCGCCGATTATGGATAACTGGTTTCCGAGTACGGACCGGTTGACGGTGCGACGGGGCTACGAATCCTATGCAACGGGCATGTCGGGGGCGATTGAGAGCCTCCTGCGGTATTCGCCGAAAAGTGGATCCGATGAACTGTTCGCCGCGAATGACGGCAAGATTTACGATGTCAGCGATAGCGGGGCAGTGGGGGCGGCGAAGGTCTCGTCTCTGTCAAACGACCGCTGGCAGCAGGCGCAGCTCGGCACGACGAGCAACCATTACCTGTTCGCCTTCAACGGCACAGACACGCCTCGCCTGTACGATGGCACCACATGGGGAACGACGACCTTTACCGGCCCGACGGTCGCCAACCTGATTTGGGGCAACCTGCATCAGCGGCGCTTGTGGTTCGGTGAGGAAAACAGTCTATCGGCATGGTATCTGGCGGTTAATTCGATCGCCGGCACAGCGGCGGAATTCAGCCTTGCCGGCGTTGCCACGCTTGGCGGCTACCTGATGGGAATGGGGACGTGGAGCCGTGATGCCGGAGACGGCGCGGACGATGTGGCCGTATTCCTAACCTCTGAGGGCGAAGCGATTGTCTACCGGGGCACCAACCCTGCCTCCGCCGCCGATTGGGCGCTTGTGGGGGTGTTTCGGATCGGCAAGCCGATAGGCCGGCGTTGCATGATAAAGCACGGCGCTGACCTGATTATGGTGACGGAGGACGGGTTTGTTTCGGCGAACAGCATCCTCAGTCTTGACCGGGCGCAGGCGGAGCTAGGGGCGCTCTCGGCGCAGATAAACAAGGCGGTTAACGACGCGGTGCGGTCGAAGGGGTCTTTATTCGGGTGGGAGCCTTTCCTGTACCCGCGCGGCACCATGATGATGTTCAATATCCCGCAATCGGCGACGGCCTCGCATCAATACGTGTTCAATACGATCACGGGCGCGCCGTGCAGATTCACGAATATCAATGCTGTTTGCTGGCAGTTGATGAATGACGACGCCTATTTCGGCGGCGCTGACGGCGTTGTTTACAAGGCGGATACCGGATCGTCGGATAACGCGACCGATATCGAGGCAGATTGCCTGGAGGCGTTCGACTATTTCGGATCGCCCGGGACGAACAAGGCTTTCAAGATGGCCGAGCCTATTTTCGAGGCAGACGGCCCGCCATCTCCGGCGCTTGATATGAATGTCGATTTTACGGTTGCGACCCCTCTTGCGCAGGCCGTGGCATCACCGTCCACAAACCTCGCCCGGTGGGATGAGGCATTGTGGGATGAGGCGGATTGGGGCGGTGCTGACTTGGTGTACCGGGGTTGGCGCGGTATTCGAGGAATAGGGCGTTCTGGCGCGCTCCGGGTGCGGATTTGCACGCAGACGAACGCCGTGTCGTGGATCGCGACGAACTACACGTATGTGCCTGGCGGGATGCTGTGAACCTTATATATGGCTATGACGAAGTCGTGGCGGAGTGGGTGGCAGAGCGTATACCGCATGTGGGTGCGTCGGGGTTTGGGCTGTGCTCCGCTATTGGAATTGCGACGGACACTGCCCTGATCGGCGGCATGGTCTATCACGACTATCAGGAAGAGTTCGGGACTATCCAGCTAAGCATTGCGACGACCTCCCCAATGTGGGCGAGGAAAGAGATTATCCGTGACCTGCTGGCGTATCCGTTCTTCCAGCTTGATTGCTTCAAGGTTTGGGCCGCCGTCCCTGCGGATAACGAGCCAGCCATCAAAACAAATATCCACGCCGGCTTCACAAAAGAAGCTGTTTTAGCACACCAGTTCGGGCGAAAGCGTCACGCGGTTATCTGCCGGATGCTCAAGACGGACTTCATCAAAAAATACGGATTATCCAATGGGTAAGAAATCATCGACCGCCCCGGCTGCGCCTGACCCGGCAGCGACTGCGGCAGCACAAGCTACCGCCAACAAAGAAACCGCGATTGCCAACGCGAATATCAACATGGTCGATCAGATCACGCCCTATGGTGATCTCAAGTTTTCCGAGCGCGGGGAAGCGTCAGACGGCACGCCGCAATACACGGCGACACAGACGCTTGCGCCCGATCAGCAGCGCCAACTGGACCTGACGAACCAGGCTGGCATCAAGTACGGTGAGACGGCGAATGCACAGCTAGGGAATGTCTCCGAAAAGTTGTCTGCGCCGCTGAGCTTCGATCATCTCGGGGCCGCGCCGACGATAAACGAGGATACCCGCCAATCCGTCCGGGACAGCATGATGGGGCGGCTTAACGAGGATTTTGCGCGCGATGAGGATTCGCTGCGGACGCGCCTGGTTAACCAGGGCCTCAATGTTGGCACGGAAGCCTATGATCGCGAATTCGACCTGCTGAACCGCGGTAAGAACGACGCACGGCTCGCCGTGGACAACCAGGCGCTTTCACAGGCGGGGCAGTTGTACGGGCTGGAGAGTTCCGCCCGCAATTCGGCCATCAATGAACTTTCGATGGCACGACAGCAGCCGTTGAACGAACTGGCAGCGATGCTTTCCGGCTCGCAGGTGCAAGGCCCGCAGTTTGTGAATACGCCACAGACGAACATGGCCGCCCCGGACCTGTTGGGCGCGACCTATGCGAGCCATAACAGCGCGCTGAACAATTACAATCAGGGGCAGGCCAATAACAACGCCATGATGGGCGGGTTGTTCGGATTGGGCGGTTCTATCTTGTCGGGCGGTTCTATGCCCGGCGGTTTCTTGGGATTCTGATATGCTTAAACTCCCCGGTTCTCAGTACATCGATCCGCGCTTGCAGCTTTCGCAGCAGCTAATCACGCAAGGCACAGATACATCACCGGTTCAGCATTTGACGCAGGGCCTCGCCCGCATGGCGCAGGCGGGTCTTGGCGGGTATATGCGCGGGAAGGCCGTAAGGGACCGTGACAGCGCCCGTGAAGCGATGCTGCGCGGCCTGAGCGCGAGACAATGGGATATCCCTGAAGGCGAAATCGTTCTCAGCGCAGACGGCTACGAGATGGAACCGGGAGAGGCTGAACGCAATGCGGCGCCTGCGGGCGGTTATGCCGGCGCACTGGCTGCACTGAACGGCCTGAAGGGTAACCCTAACGCCGCAGCGATGGCGCCGCATTTGGCGCTACAGGATTTTCACCAGCGCCAGGCAATGCAGCAGAAGGTGGCAGACCGGAAGGCGGCGCTTGGCGACGCGAAGGAAATCGCGAAGTTCAAGGCCAATCTAAAGCGGCTTGGCACCGGGCCGTTTCAGGGCAAGGGAATGGACGCGCAGTCAATCAACATGGTTCTCAATGGTGATCCGTCCAGCCCTGCCTATCAGGCGGCGTATGCACGTTTGGCAGCACCTCAAATCACGATCAACCCGCAGACCGGAGCGCAATCGGTTATTCAGCCGGATATGTCATGGGCGCGGAAGCCGCCGGGGCTGGCCGGTAGCGCGCCGCGACAGAATACGGCGGGTGAAACGCAGAACTTCCCCGGCGCGTCCGTGACGACCAAGGCGGGAGAGAAGCCTTTGACGGCGGACCAGTCCAAATCAGCGACATTCGCCGACAGAATGGCTGCCGCTTCAAAGATACTCAGTAAATACGAAAACCAGGGGACAAGTGCGAAGGGCAAGGCACTTTCGTTCTTCGGCAGTGTCGGCAATCTCGCGCAATCCGAAGAATATCAGCTATACGACCAGGCGGCGAAGGATTGGGTGACCGCGAATCTGCGTAAAGAGTCCGGCGCGGTGATCGGCGTTGAAGAGATGGAGCAGGAGGTAGAAAAGTACTTCCCGCGCCCCGGCGACGGCCCCGAGGTTATCAAACGAAAACGCGAGGCACGTGCTATCGCCGAAAAAGGCATGTCCCGCGCCGCAGGCAGCCAATACAAGGGCAAGGTGCAAAATGCGCCGAAGGGTAAATTCAAACTCTCGCCGCAGGTGGAAGCCGATATGCAGAAGTATCTTAAATGAGCGAGGTGCTGGAGCAACTCCAAAAGTCATTCGTAAACGCTCACAAGGCGGGCGATACAGACGCAGCCAAGAGGCTGGCTGAGGAAATCGTCCGCCAGATGCAGCAGGATGAAGACCCGGAGATTGTCGATAACTTCAATCAGCCTGATGATCCGCCCGTAACGCCGCCAGGCGCGAAGGTTCTCCCGAAATCAATCACGGACGCGATCGGACGGGCTAAATCGGGACAGTCTTTCAATGGGCCGACCGGGCAGCATTTCACGGCGCTGAAGGTGCCTAAAGCGGTCGGTGTACTCGGTGCGGCGGCACAGGGCGGCACGCTTGGTTCGTTTGATGAAATAGCAAGCGGTGTCAAGTCGCTTGCCGGCGACCAGACCTACACACAGGCATTGGACGAGACACGACAGCAGCAAGAGATGTTCCGTCGTGAAAACCCGAATACGGCCATGGCGGCAGAATTCATCGGGGCTGCGCCATTGATGGCTATGCCGTTTATGGCGGGGCCTAAAGCCGCATCATTGGCTGGGAAAATGGCCGTAGGCGCTGGCAGCGGCGCTGTGCAGGGCGGTGTTTATGGTTTCAATTCCGGCGAAGGCGATAACCGGGTTGACAGCGCTGGAATCGGTGCGGCGCTTGGTGGCGGAATCGGCGCGGCTGTGCCCGTAGCGGGCCAAAGCGTAAAACACATTGTTAGGAACATCCTTGCTCGCCAGGCCCGGAACAAAACCGGCATGAACAAAGCCGCACATAATATTCTGCGTGAAAACCTCGGTGACGATGTTGTGGCGCCGACTGGCAAAGACGCGATGATGGCGGACGCCTCACCGAACCTGGCCGAAATGCTCGATACATCGATTCAAAGCAGCGGGCCGGCTCGTAATCTTGCCACAACCCGGGTGACGGATCGTGTTTCTCGCGCATCAGGACGCGTCACGGGCGCACTTGACGATGCTATGGGCAGGCCCGGAGTGTCTCAGTCGCGCGCCGTGGTCCCGTATGGCAGCAAAAACCCTGTTGGCGAAATGTATGATCGCGCGTATTCGACGCCGATTAACTACGCGACCGAAACCGGGCGATCCATTGACGACATGGTTCTCAATAGAGTCCCTGACTCCGCAATCAGGCAGGCCAACGCTCTGATGCGTGCGGAAGGGGAGGGAAGCAAGCAGATACTCGCCGAAATCGCGGAAGATGGTTCGGTTGTGTTCCTCAAAAAACCTGACGTGCGGCAGATCGACTATATGACACGCGCGCTAAATGATGTGGCAGAGACGCAGGAAGGCAAGGGCGCTCTCGGGGGCGTAAGTAATCTCGGCAGGGTCTATCAGCGCCTTTCAAGCGATATTCGCGTTGCCCTGAAAGAAAACGTTCCGGCCTATAAGAATGCCCTGGACGTTGCTGCCGGGGTAATTCGTGAAGGTAAAGCCAAAGAAAGCGGCTTGGCGCTTCTCAGCACTCGCATAACCCGTGATGAGGCAGATGACATCTTGCGCGGGATGGGTAAGGCCGAACTTCGCAAGGTCGGGGAGGGCGTGCGCCAGCATATTGACGACACCCTTGCCCGCGTAAAGCGCACGCTCGGCAACCCGAACACAGATCACCGTGAAGCAGCCAAGGCCATTACGGAACTGTCCAGCCGTCAGAATCGTGACAAAATCCAGATGCTCTTGGGACCGGACGAGGCCGGACAGCTATTCGCGAAGTTGGATGATGCGGGCACGGCGTTCGAACTGCGGGCCGCGGTTGCGGACGGGTCTGCCACACATACCCGCAAGATGATGGACGAGGCTATCAAGGCTCAGACCGATCAGGGTGTTGTCAACTTCCTGCGGAGCGGCCATCCGATCAAATCCGGGAGCACCATCGCAAGCAAGATTCTCGGGCGCTCTCCCGCATCGGTGCAACGGGCGCAGGACAAGACTTATACCAACCTTGCGGACTTCCTGACGGCGCAGAATCCGGCAGAGAACCTGGCTGCCTTCAGGGCTGCAAATCAGAACATCGTACCGCAGTCGGAAGCGGCGGCGGAAATGATAGAGAGAATATTGCGGGGCAACCTGGCCGTGTCCGGTCAAGCCAGCCAGTTCAGGGGAAGATAGACCAGAAGATAAGCCCGAAGAGCAGAATCGGGAAAAGAAGGCAGGCTATGACATGGCCTGGCGTGTCGTCTGCCGGCACTTTGAGGCTTTTTGCGACCCCGTAAAACAAGGTTCCCAAAAGCACGCCGCCTATAAAAACGCCACCAGCGACCTGAAACATTAAGTCCATGCCATTTATATGGCACTCAACCAATGCCGGTTCAACAGAAACCGCATTCCAATAGAACACCGAATTTAGAACGCGTCGTGAGACGCCTTAACCTGGAGAGCCAAAGATGGCGCGAAATGGAAGCGGCACCTATAGCCGCGCTGTATCTGATTACACGGCGTCCAGTACGATTAGCAGCGCTGCTGTTAATGCGGAAATGGACGATATTGCGACGGCTCTAACCGGGTCTATCGCAAAAGACGGGCAGACCACGACAACGCAGGTTATCCCGTTTGACAGCGGAATATCCACGAACACCGTTGCGGAAGAAACAGCCGGAAGCGGTGTAACCGTTGACAGCGTCCTGCTGAAGGACGGGCGGGTAGACTGGAACAAGGGCGCTGCGGTTGCGTCTGCAACGTCCTGCGATATTTGGGCCACGACCGGCAATGTCGTGCATATCACCGGCACGACGGATATCGACAATTTCGGGACTGCTTCAAAGGCGGGCCTGTTCCGGGTGGTGGAATTCGACGGCGTTCTTTCGCTGAACCACAGCTCCACGATCGACAACCCGGGCGGGGCGAATATCACGACCGCAGCGGGAGACCGGGCGATTATCTACGCCGACACAACCACGCTGGCGAAGGTGATTTACAGCCGGGCGGACGGTACGGCTGTGGCTGCGTCCCTCAGTGCTGCGTCTAACGGCGGGGCGGGGGTATCCGGTTCCGCTGTGTCTGTGGATCCGAACAACGCAACCGACACGGCTATTGCGGCGGGTGACGAAATCCTGTTCGGCGATGTGTCCGACAGCGACAACGTTAAAAAGGACACGGTGCAGGGTATCCTGGACCTGGTGCCGGCGAGCGGCGGCAAGCTTGTCCAGGTCGTAAACACCCAAACCGGCGCGGTTGCGACAGGTACGACAGTTATCCCCTATGACGATACGATTCCTCAGAACACAGAGGGCGACGAATATATGACGCTGGCAATCACGCCCACGTCAGCCTCGAATACGCTCGAATTCGATATTGTGGTGCAAGCCAGTTTCTCCGGTGGGGGCCGACAGATCGCGGCGCTTTTCCAGGACAGCACCGCAGATTCGATAGCTGTGGGGGCGATGCGAGTGGATAGCAGCGCGGAAATCGTCACTATTTCATTCAAACATGAAATGACAGCCGGCACGACCTCGGCAACCACGTTCAAGGTGCGTTCCGGCAACGGTAATTCGGGAACCACGACCTTTAACGGCGCGAGCGGTGCTCGCCGGTTCGGCGGTGTCTGCGCGTCTTCGATCACCATACGAGAAATCAGCGTCTAGTGAGTGCGCCCCGCCGGACTGCACGAACAGACCCGACGAGGCTAACCGAAACCCCCAACCACAGGAGCCGGGGACATGGCTAAGCATACTGTTAAACGGAATCTGGCCGCTCTGGCTATTCCAATCTTGATGATGTTTTGGAATCCGGCTGCGGCACAGCAGGGCGTCAAGTGCTTCCCCTACGATGCAGCGATGGCGCATCTCAACAAAAACACATCAGAACGCATGGCAGGCGCAGGCGTGGATGCTCACGGAAACCTTGTGACGCTTCATGCCGCACCGACAGGTGAATGGACAATTGTTGTCAGACTTATGCGTGACGGCGCTGCTTTCGCCTGCCCGCTATCGGCAGGGCAGGGCTGGCAGGTTGTAACCGAGAAAATGGGGCAGCCTTCGTGACCGACCCCGATCACCGTCAGATATATGAGCGTGTAGGTGTCCTGGAGACCAAACAAGACGCCCTGCAAAAAGAAGTCACCGAGTTTAAGGACGAGTCCCGCGTATACCGCACCAAGAATGGCGACAGTATGGCCGAGGTGGTCGGATGGGTGCGCGATCAACAAACACAGCGCCGACTGCTTAAAAAAGCCCTGAAGGGGCTGGCATGGTTGCTCGGGCTGGTCGCCACAGGCATCGCCGTATTCAAGGGCGTCCGCTGATGTATCCGCAACTACACACGGTGAAATAATGCCGAATCCCGGCGTGAAGAAAGACCAAGCCGAAGAACGCCTTGTCGTAATCGAGACGTTTCTAAAGCAAGGATACTTCCCTGCGGGCATGACGCCGAGAAACGGCGAATATGGCGCGGTGCGAATGGCACTCAGACATTATGGACTTGCCGCAGG